TGTAACTCTGACGTGTTGGATATTGTTTCGTTCTTCCAAGCGTCATCTCTTCCTGGAACATCCCACCAATCAACCCTGAAAGCTTTATATTCATTCGTATATGTAGTAGCACCTTCCCAAATTCTGTGGAACACATTACCAATACCATTTGCTGTAGAAGTAATAATAACCTTTGTATCTTTACCAGAAGAAACAACCGGATATGTAGAAGTATAAAACTGTGCATCATTTTCAACAAAAGCAAACTCATCTAAGAACAATAAGTTAATAGATAGACCACGAATAGAACTTCCTGAAGTTGCAGATGCAATAATCTTTGAGTTATTACTAAATTCAACCGATCCTTTATTTAAAGCCTTACATCCTGGCTGCAAGAAAAATGGTAAGTTTTCTAACATTAACGTCATACGCGCTAACATCTCTCTTGCTGTCGCTCCCTTGTTTGCCAATATCGCAATTGTTTTTTCTGGATGAAAGCATGCGTACCAAAGTAAATATGCCACAGCAGAAATAGATTTGCCAGATTGTCTACACGCTAAAATTACAGAAAACCTATTATCATTAAAATGATTAAACATATTTTTCTGATACGGATATAGATCAAAAGGCACCAATCCTTCATCCAAAGAAATAACCTTTAAATAATTAATAGCAAAATATGATGGATCCATCATACATTCTCTATATTCTTTAATCTCTTTTTCAGTAAATTCGCTTTCTACGCCATCCTTTTTTACATTCGGATTTCCTAGATAGCCTGTATGCTCATTCTTTAGGCGTGGCATCTATTATTCTATCCTTATTTTCTTTATCATGTTTCATAAATAATCTTTGGAGATCAGTTGTACTACCCACAAATAGATTGTTATTAGTAACTTCTCTTTTGGCCTTGCTTCCATCGGTCAAATCTCTATTACTTTTTTGCAGATCCATCAATTTGTCGGTAACATCACCAATATCTTTTATCGCTTTAGATAAAACTTCAAATGCTCTAGGATGTTCAGATTCCCTTGCCAATTCCGCAAGCGTATCAAGAGACCTCACACCAGTTTCGATGAGATCTTTATACGTTTTCCTTGAGAATTCATAATCACTTTTAACATCAGCTTGCGCTTTAGTTATCTCAGTTTTTTCGACTTTTTTTTCAGGCAAGTTCTTATTCAGGTTAGCCTGTATCTTTTCTAATTTATCCATAATGTACCTATGTTATACTTACGTTAACAGTATAGTTATCATCCTCATCAGCGCTAGCCGGAGTTATCGTAAAGTCCATATTCTCTAACACGTTTGCACCGCCCATATCAGCATTAAAGTCAAGGTTAATTTCTTTAATAACACCTTGATCGCTTGTCGGCCCGAAGTATTTCATTTTCATTACAAAATCAAACTGATATATCAAAGCTCTTCGCGTTTGATAATCGCCTTCGTAATCATCCTGTATAGTTACAGCGTTTAATATAATTGGAACGTCTTGTTTATACGTAAATCCTGTAACTGGAGTTATCGTTACAGTATATTCTGGCTGAAAGTATGGAAGTATTTGTTCCATTATTTGCAGTCCATCGTCTTGATTTTTTGCCATGGCATATAACGACATATTAATGTTATACGCGACAGCCTGTTTAATTGTTTTCTTCTTAGTAGAATCCGTGGCATGATTTTCTACTATTTGATTTCGCTTCGCTAGTTTCTGAGTAGAGTCTATATCCATAGACGTTATTTCAAAACCCATCCTTGGAAGTTTAATTGCCATAGATGCATCCTGTCCAGTAACAGAATCTAACCGCGATAAAAACTTTTGCTTAGGGCCATACGCAAGTGGAACTTTAATTTGGTTAAGCACATTGCCAGATCCATCCTGCCTAATAACGTTTATATTATTAAATATGGTTCCAAATAAAGCTACAGCTTTCCGTGTAGTTGCGTGATAAAAGTGATTTCCAAACATTAATAAGTCTCCGATGCATCGCCGAATGGATTAGTTTCAGTAAAGTCTAAGAATCCGTCAGCCTCGATCTCAAACCCGTAGTTTTGAGATTGGTCATCACTCGCGAATGATTCACTATCAGCAACGTTATATACATCATTAATATGACAAGTAACTCCAGACTCTGATCCAACCAATCCTAACGTTGGAGATATGACAAAGTCCTTAGCTTCAGTACTTCCTGTGACCCCAATGTTAGATACAGAAATTGTAGCTAAAACGTCAGAAGTCTTAGTAAGAGTCTGAATTTCACCAGTAATACTTAATGCCGGACTTGTTGTAATTATTTGCGTCACAGTCTCACCAAGAGTAAAGTGATTACCTCCGACCACAGTAAGCTTCATACCAACTTGATATGAATTCTGAGTCTGAGTAGAATCAATAGCATCAATACCAGTCTCAAAGTCTTCTTCATTATATTCGAACAAGCTACACTGCATTTTGTATACAGGGAGATTAGATAATTGATAAAATGGTTGTTCTGCTTCAACAAACGATATCTCAAAGAATGAATTAGACATCGGTAAAAATATCAAATCACCTTCTTGAGGTTTTTGTGCTTCAACAGTGTTATTCCATACCCCTACAAGATTTTGCCATTGTCGTCTAGAAATAATAAACGTAGCTTCATCCCTAATCTCTAAACCGAATTTCTGATACAGATCTCCAGAACCTTCAAATCCGTCAGTGTTTTCAACATAAGCTTCAATAAGATATGCATCATCAAATTTAGATGCTCGGTCTTCACCTAATATGTTATCTCTGGATACTAAAGTCCTAGGGATGTAATATACATCTTGACCAAAAATTTTAAGAGATTCAATAATCAAATCTTCATATAAGTTTTGTTCGGACTTTACAGCCTGAGAGAAATATACACTTCGTGGCATATTTTACCCCGTATAGAAGTCAACTGGTTGTTCCCAGTTTAATCTGACTTCTTCATTTAATTTTTCGATTTCTTCTTTAGCGTCTTCTAAGATTTGTCTTCCATTAAAAGTCACTCCACCGGGCATTACCATTCCTTCAAACTTTGAAAGATTAACTCCCCATTGCATTTTTATTAATGCAGTAAGATATCGTTTTAAGAAGTAGTCATTATAGACGTCAGTAAACGTATTTGGATCTATTATTCTGTAGCACTCTACGACAATATACCCACCAACAATAACCTCTTTATTCCAATCCATATCTATACGCAATTGATTTTTATGACGATCAAAACTTATATGTTTATCGTCTGAAGTCACTAATAGGTCTAACATAGATAACCATTGTTGTGCCATTTCGTACTCAACAAGAGATCCCATATAACCAAGAGAATACATATCATTTAAATGCATTTGATATTGTACATCAAACATTCCTGTTCCTGTACCTTCCCTTAAAGGGAAAATCTGAACAACATCAGTAACTAAATCAGGTATAGTCAAATATCCGTTTTCGATGTCACCCTTAGCAATAGCACTCACCGTCGCCGTTGCACTAGATGTTCCTCCAGTGATAGTTTCATTAGCAACAAAAACTTTATCAAAAACCAGTGTCTTATTATAGCCTAGCTTTATTCCGGATGAAGATATAACCTTTGCAGTAGCTCCTGAAGTCCCACCAGTTATAGTTTCTCCAATAGTAAAAACCGTTGATGAACCTAGAGTTAACTCAGAATTGGTTACTTTATGTTTTAAAAATACTTTCTCTATAGAATCGGCATGATAATGCTGATAAAACTGTAAAGCCTCATCGACTCTATCTTCAACCTGATCGTCGTCTACATTAATTTCAACAACGGGTGCACCAAGTGCTCGCAAGCAATAGTCTATTAATGTTTGTCTTGAATTAGGTTTAGCCATTTTTAAATCCTTCGATTAAGATATTACGCCAACTGCGATTTTGTGTGCAACACCAGCGCCAACTTCAGCAATTCTAGTGTCAGTAGCAGCAGAATCGTAAGTAGTGCCATCAGCTTCAAAACACACATTAACCATTCTTGTATGAGTAGTTACTGGATCAGTAGCGTCTTCTGCAAATGTGACTTCAATATCTCTGATGCCTGTTACAGTTTCGCTAATAGTTTCACCTTCGTTATCTGGATCTGGCATTGTCTGCACTCGAGTACCATCGAAAGTTTCGTTTTTTGTAAATGAAATTGTCATTTTTGTTCTCCAAATTATAATTGTAATTAAAGGTTATTATCCTTTGTATCTATTTATACTAGTTATTTTTCTAGCTTACAAATAAATAGTTATTCTCCAGTACAGTCAGAACACTGACATATTGGACATGAACATTCGGTTTCTGCAGGGCTATGAACCACATCACATACATCTTCATGATGAGCGCATCCGCATCTTACGCAATCTGCCATTTTCATCTCTCCTTTAATTGTTGTCTAAGGTCGTCGACCTCATCTTTAAGTTCTTTAATTGATTCAATAAGTAGTGCAACTATATTACCGTATGCAACTGCTTTATTTCCTTCGTTACCTGAAACGACTTCTGGTAATACTTTTTCAATTTCTTGAGCAACGACACCAGCTTGTCTTAGTATG